AACTTGATGCATATGTAGCCATTTGTCAGTCCTCCCTTACGCTGCGTTGTATTGTGCAACAGTGATAGCTTCAGGACGAAGTATCTTTCTGCCGTACAAGTGCATCCCACGAACAATATCAGCAAAGCTATCAGGATCTCGATAGGTTTCTGTTTTATTGATCTGTTCTGCGGTTGCTATAGCTGAGTCGTGACCAGCTACGATTACACCAAAGTTAGTAAGTTGGTTTGCGGTACCTGTTGTACCTGGACCTGTACCAACTGCTGGTAGGTTACTAGAAACGTATACACGGAAGCCGCCTAAATTGCTGACTGCTAAACCATTACGTATACTTCCTGACGCACCGAAATCAGCGTTATGAAGACGTGAATCTTCATCTCGTAGGATTTCCATGAATACTGGGTCAATGACTAACCAACGACCTGCTGTATCAACTTGTTGTTGATCAAGCAAACGAGCCATACGAGATACTACCATAAGAGGTGAAGCAGTCGCTGTGGGTAGTGCAGTTGCACCAGGTAGACGAGCAGCAAGCGGAATCGAGTGCGCTCCTGCGGAACTTGTAGTAATGTTACCAAAAGAACCTTTGTTTAACTTCATACTAGACAACAATTCGTCTGTGCCAGCGGAAGCTACTGCAACAGTACCATTAGTAGTTGCATTTACCGCGTCGGCAGATGAACTAAGTGATGACTGTTTGTAACCTGCTAAATAGCCAAGAACTTCTTGGTCGTAGTTATCAGATAAACGATATGCAGCACGATCAGTTGCAAGTTGCATGAAGTTAACGTGTGAATGAGCTTCTTCAATGTCGTCCATTTTAAAAGCAAAGTAGTTTGCTTTGTCAATTACGAGTGAGAAGTCTTCATCGTCAAGATCTTGCGCTTGAACAGATGTGCCACGGGCGTATGCACTAACTGAAATTTCTGGCTCTTTAATGATTTTTACAGTATCACCTTGTGAACTGATTTCACCGAAGTAGTCAGAGTTAGTTATATCGCCCACAACAGTACTCTTGCGGAAAGCAAGCTGTACTTTTTTTGAATAGATTATAGCACTGAAATTACCATTCGGTAAATTGCCATAACCTGCTGCGGTTGTGAAAGCCATAGTTAAATCCTCCATTAAGATGTTTGGCTTGAGTTAAAGCGTAACACTTCGCGAAGAGGCTGATGTTTTCTAAGGTGCATTAAAACTAACTATGCCTAGCTAGAAGTAACGGGCTTATACTTATCAGGTAGTCTTAGTAAGTAGTATAGGCTTGGGGTTTATAAATAACCTAACTTTAAGAGTAGCTACATATCTGAAGGGTCTTAAAGTTATAGGTTATCTATCTTGTATAGTTATATACAAATAAAACACATTGTCAATAACTAAATTACTTTATCGGGCTGCACCCGAAATATCGTAGAAGTTAGGGTTATCTCTAGATGACTGAAGTATAGCATCTTGATTCTTTTCGTAATCAGCCATAGACATTTTCTCTACCATAGACTCTGTGTATTTAGGTATAGACGTGTCTTGTTCTAGACTAGCTGAATTACGCTTAGATAATACAGCAGATGCAGCTTTTTTAGTGCTAGACTTTCTACCTCTAGTATCCATACCGTTGTCTACTTTATACAAGTCTATAACTCGTACAACAGACATCGGATCATCTGAGTTTTCGTACAAGGCATCTTTAACCCACTTAGGTTGTACATCTGCCCAGTCGTGAAACGCATCACTAGCTTTTAGTTCATCAAAGTCAGAGTGAACCTTACGTATTTCTGTTTCAGCCTTAGTGCGTTCAGCTTCAGCAGTAATCTCGTCGATACGTTGTAGTCTACCTTCTGCTTGGCTAAACTTCTCTTGCGCTTTCTTCTCAGCTATAGTTTCAACTATTGCAGCTACATCAGGATACTTCTCTGCCCACGCACCTATATCTTCGTCTGACTTAGGTGGTCTTATACCTGCACTAGGATCAGGATTATTAAGCCGTTCTTCTAAAGCTTTAATCCTATTGTCTTGTTCGTTTATGTATTTACGAGCATCCGTGTGTCTTTTCTTGTAAGTCTTTTCTTCTGGGCTAAGGTTCTCTTCCTTTTTAGCTTCTACTGCTACAGGTTCTTCCGTAGTAGCTTCTGTTGGTTCTTCTGTAGCTGTAAGTTTATCTAGTTCGGCTTGCTCTTCTTCGATGCGTCGCTTATTAGCATTAGTGTAGTTGCTATCTACAAAACCTGCAGTCTTAGGTTTACTTACTGTATCTAGTTCAGGCATATATGTATTTCCTTTTGTTATATGGGGTCCGTAATTTGACGGAGTAGCCTAGTTGTTATTTTGCCTTATTTGTATTACTGTGTCAACCTTATGTTTTCTTTCTGCGTGAGATAAATGCACCTTTGTTAAGTCCTGAAATGTTTCCTGATCCATCGTACTGCGCGTTACCATAACCTTCTGCTCCAGTCCCTGGATCTGAACCTGTATAACCACCGTAGTCATCTGAAGCAGCGACCGCAGCAGCATTTGCAGCAGCAGCGGATTTTGATATACCTGCAGTATACGTGTCTGTACCTTTTATGTTTTGTGTTTTAGTTTTTCCTATTTTACTTTTCATTTGTTTTTCATATGCTTTTTGATTCATTTTACCAACTGTATTGACGGCCCAAGAAAAAGGACCTTTATAATCCTGCATTTTTGTAGCACTTAATGAAAATGCTTGTTGTTCTTCTGCTGTCATATCTGATAAACTTTGTCCTTGCACACCGCCTGGGTTATTAGGATCTTCACCTTCTTCTTCTACTTTTTTCTTTTTTACTGCTTCTGTAGGTGCAGCAACTCCTGCCTCTTCTTGTATGTCTTCAGCAGTTTTAGGTTTCATTAAACCACTAGAATACATACCTAACCCAAAGTCAGGATTAAAAGGGTCAAACGAAGGTTTGTAGTTCTTTGCTACATTTATATAGTCAACTGCACCACCTGGAGCATAACCTTTTACATCACCACCATTCATAAAGCCTATACCTCTAGCGGCTAACTTTTCTTTTATCATCGGGTTTTTCTGGACGGAGTTCATAATACGATCTATTAACATATCTGTATCTTTATCTACATCCATGCCTACCTTCTTAGTAGGTAAACCACCTTCTTCGTTTTCCTTTAAGACATCACTTAAGCCACCCTCCTGAAAACCTACCGCGCCACCCTCACTAGCTTGTAGTACAGACTCTAACTTCTGCATATCATCTGGTGATAGATCTAAACCATTAGGTTGATCTGGGGTTGGTGCAGCAGATCCAGGTCCAGCAATAGGTTCTCCACCTATGCGACCCTCGTCTGCCATCTGCGCTATTTGTACTTTAGCGTCAGTTCGCAAGTCTTCAAAAAACTTTAAACCGTAGAATCGTAATACATCAGCAGGTACTACATATTCTCCCTCACTCAGCATGGCTGGTACATCATCTCTTACTTCTTCGGGTAGTGATCCCATAGGTACATCATTACCGCTTACTGGGTCTTGTCTCTCTGACTCAGATAGAGCCATTTCCATTTGATCACTTACCGCCATTTATTTCATCCCTTAAATATTTTAATTTACGTAAAGCTGCTATCTCACCTTGACACCTGTATATGTCTGCTTCACCTTGAACTTGCTCCATCTTAACGTGTACTTGATTTATTTTATCATCTAGTGTTTTACCAAAAGCAACCCAGACAGACTTATCGTTTACTATCTTCTTAAGTGCTATTATGTTATCTACGTAACTGTCTGTCATTATCTAGCCATTAGTCCTTTTTTTACTATTTCTTCTTTTATAGGAATAGAAGCTACTTTATTAATTTTCTTTGCTTGTTTTATAACAGGTAAGTTTGGTTTATCCAAAAACTCACTTAATGCCTCTGCAGCTAGTCTAGCAAAACTACCCATTACTGTACATTCCCACTAAAGCCTTGTTCACCTGGAGCTGCAGCACCGCCTATACCTATGTTAGCACCACCACCACCAGACATATCTGCAGGAGACTGTGGACCTTGACCCGTAGGTGCAGCACCAGCAGGGCTAGGTGTAGCAGGTGCGCCACCTTCAGGTCCTGGAGCAGGTTCAGGAGGGGCTGTGAAGCCTTTAAGTATCTCAGCTTGTATTGCTGCGTCAGCTAATGAGTTAGTCACTTTGTCTGGGTCTAAGTCCATACTAATAGCTATCTCACGTATAATGTAATCCATCTTAGCGAATGGAGCAAGTATTGGGTTCTGTGCAACCTGTAGGAACTGCATTAATCGTTGACTACGGACTTCGTTAGCCATTAGTGATTCAGTACCTTGCGCTTTTACTGCTAGGTCACCCTTTATCTCTGGATCATAGTCGAACTGCATATTAAAGTTAAAGAATGCTTTACCTAATGGATTAATTAAGTAGTCATCTACGTTCTTTATAACAGTTCGTATAGAACCGTTAGCTGCAGACATAAGCATAGAAATCCCAGAAGCAGTTCGTCCCACCCCTGATACGCCTGTTTGTCCGTGTGCAAAAGATGGGAAACCAGTACTTTCATCGGCTAATACCCTCGCTTTATCAAACAGTTGCATATTCTCTTGGGCTACATTAGGAAACTTTGTGCCGAAAATAGCTTGACCTGGCGCACCACCCTGCCGTCTAAAGACTTTGCCTGGGTATACACTTAGGTCTTGTCCAGGTACTAAGTTAGTCTCGTCTACTTCTATGATTAAGTTACCTGACAACGCAGAGTTATCAATAGCCATACGCATAAAACCATTCATTAAGGTCTGTGTGTCATCCATATTCTCAGCTATACCTACACCGAAGAAACTATACGGTGATACCTCATACGGTACAGCGTAGTACGGAATGTAAGAAGGTTTGAATGGGTTCATAACTAAACGTAGTACTTCGTTGTTACAAATCCATATGTTTACGTTTAGTTGTTCTGCGTCTTTTAACTCTTTAGGTATATCTATTTCGTATTCTTCTAGTATCTCTCTATCTACAAAACCCCAGAACTCTAATACTTCATAGCGTTCAGCCTGTGAGCCGTGTTCTGTTTCTTCCATAGTTTGTTCCCACCACTTCTTAGTGTAGGACTCACCCATACTTAACGATAGGTCTATAGCATTCTTTCTAAAGAAAGGTCTATCTTTTAATGCTCTCATCTGTGAACGAGACATCTTATGACGTTCCACTACATACTCAGCTTCATCCATGTTAGCGGCATCTGGGTCAGGGTAAAAGTTCCATATCGAAACGTTACTAGTTGAAGGTACAGTTTTAATTGTAGGGTTATACTCACCACCTTCGTCCCAGTTAGCGTACTCTTTAGATATAGCAAATGGGCCTTTCATAATACCTGTACCAAACAAAGCTAACTCAAATGCGGACAGTCTTAACTGTTTATTAGCACCTGACTCTTCTAGCTGGTCGTGTATCTTTTTCTGCATCTTCTTAGCTGCAACTAATGCAGGGTGAAAAGTAATACTTGTAGGTGTAGTACCTGGCCCCTCAATTAGTTTTTCTTCTACGGGTTCTAATTTATCTTTTAATGCACCTAGTCTACTTCTAATAGACTCCATAGTATCGCCTGGTTCTAGTGTATTATCAGGAGAAAACGTAGGTTTACTAAAAGCTTTCTTAAGTGCATCCATACCTTGTTCAGCTTTAGGATTAGCTTCAAAGTGTACCGACTCAGCTACGCCTTCAGGTAAAGTGGTAGGGTCTACACTTAGTGGGAATTTGTTATTACCAAACAATACATCTATAACTTGTCCGTAAGCTGCTAGTGTTTTAGTTTTAGTTACTTTAACGAATACACGAGAACGCTCTGTGTCCGTAAACTGCACATCAGGGCCATACAAACCTCTGTAGTTACGATAAGCTTGTAGCCATCGTATCTCATCATTTTGTCTAGCGTCTTCAGCCTTACTAAATTTACCTTCAACAAAATTAGATATTTTTCCTACAGAAGTGTCTTCTTGATCTTCCATATTTTTAATGTCGTCTATAAAAGAAGACTCATCGGATTCAATATTGTAGTCTAGATCATCTTCAGCCATATGTTAATATCCAAATTTTGAATCTGACGCTTGGAAGCCAGATCGTTGTGTGGCAGGATTAAAATCCCATAAAGAACTTCTTGGTCTTGTCATAACACCGTAACGTAAAGCATCATATAAGTGGTCTTCTGCGTGTGTATCTACATCTTCAGGGTTACGTTTGTCTAGGGGTAAACTAGGTACTTGCGCTATTGTGTTCGTACAGGTAGAAAAAAACACTAATCTAGGTTCTTCTGTAAACTCATCTACCTGTAACCTTCTATGTATTTCATTTTTACCTGAGACACGAGAGCCTTTACTTCTGTCGGAAGGCCGCCATCTGCAACCCTTCATGTTCATTTGTTCAGCTAGACTTGGACCTGTATCGCCTCTGTTGTGCCACAGGGAAGAATCTAACACACCATATCTAATTGCACCGTCATCTTGTTCTTCTTCAAGTATCATGTCAGCTAAATCGGTAGCTGTTACTTTAGTGACGTACATTTCTCTGTATACTACTAATTGTTCTGACGGAGTTACTGCCATCCATACTACACCAGTCCAACTTCCGTATCCGTAGTCACACGCTCTAAATCTAGTCCAACTCTTAGGTATACTGTAAGGATCTACTACGTGTATGTTACGGTTAAACTCAGGGAATGCTGCACCTTCGTTAACATCCCAGTTACCCTCTAGTAATTGCTTACGTTGGTGTTCAGGTAATGAGAGAAGCATCGCTTCGTAGTCACCGCCCTGTGACAAGTAAGGGTTATCAAACAAACTAGCAGGTATAAACCTACGTTTAAATAGTGGTTCTCCTTCACGGCTATGCCCTTTAGGATATATTATTGTATCGCCTGACTCTATGTCTGTAGCCCAGAAAGGATCTTTAGCTGGGCTAGGATCTATAAACATCTTCTTAACCCATTGGTGTCCTGCACCTCCTGGGTTGGTAGTAGCTCTCATATACAAACCTAACTCATCGGAGTGTGCGCTCCTGAGTCTTGATCTCATATAATTCCAAGCGTAAGGAGTACTCCATTGTGTAAGTTCGTCAAAACCAATCCAATTGAAAGCCTGACCTTGGTAACGCATGACATCCATGTCTTTATCGAGGTATGACATCCATAATCTACCACCTTTAGGCGAAGTCCATTGACTTTTTCGTTCAGACCACTTAATGCCTGGAATTGCTTTAGGATATAGCTCTTGACTTTTCTGTATAAGTTCACGTAGTTCCTCAGTTGTGTGTCGTACTAATAATCCACTAAAATTAGCGTTATTTAAACCGTGTAAGGGGTCTGCAAGCATCGCATAACTTTTTCCACCACCTGCTGCGCCTCCATATAGTACCTCTCGCTCTGAAGAAGATAAGAAATCTGTTTGTGGACCCTTATTAGGTGAAAAAACTATGTTTTGTAGTTCTTCTATAGGTATTTCGCGTATTATGGGCTTGACGGGTGCTACTTTAGTTTGTTTCTTCTTGACGGGTGTAGCTGCCAATACCTTTTTCTTCGAGCTTTTGGATTTCTTCAAGCGTTTCTTTGAGCCTTCTGGCAAGGTTGCGTTTAATTGAAGCTGTTCGTTTACGTTTTTGCTCAATTGTTATTCGCTTTCTTAAACCTTCACCAGAAATGTAACGATCCGTTTGTTTTGTTAACCAAATTGCTACTTCTCTGTAAGCATACTGCTTTAAGTGACGCTTTGCAAGCTCTAATGCTTCTAATTGTATGAGTATAGGCTGTAAAAGTTTATCATTATCTTTATCTAACTCGTATCCGAAAGGTATAGTACGACTAACACGCGCTATAGTGTGCCACGCTCGCTCTTTGCCTTTATTTGGTTTAGGTAATTCCCAGTAACCTAACCATTCTTTTTGAAGATACATCTTATAATCTTACAGTTCTACTAAGTAGCTCTTCTTTTAGCTGTTTTTGTTCTAGGAAAAGACCTATTAGCTGCCTTAGTAGACATTTTAAGGTTTTTACGGCTATTGTTTAGAGGGTTGTTGTTTTTATGCGCTACATCTTTACCGTCACTCTTTTTAGCAACACCACCAGCTACCATCTTAGCTCTTGCCGTGTTGCGAGATGCACGTTTCTTTATCTGTGCAGGTTTACCTTGGTAATTTTTGTATTCGCCCTTATAGTTTCTATTCATTGCTACCCTCTTTAGGTGGTAAATAAAATACACTACTAGATGCTTGGATGTCTACTTTATCCGTTTTAATTATACCTGCTCTATCTAATACATCTTTAGCTGCTACCATTTTTTCTTTTATGCCTAACTCAGTAGGGTCATTCATAGCGTTACCTAATGCAAACGCTGCAAGAGGTGCAGTCCTAGCGAAGTAAGAACGTGTAGCGTCCATTATCTCTTCTTTTAGTGACTCAACTATAATGCGCGTAGGTGTATTGTCACTGTAGCCTGACAGTTTTTTAGCTGTTACTACATCTCCACCTGCTTGATCAAATAGTACCTCTAAGAAGTTCTGTTGGTTTTCCGTTAATTGTCTAGCC